CTGATAGCAAGGATGTAGTAGTACGTGCCGTCAATAAAGATTAGGTCGCTGTACTTGACGTTGGCGATGTCAATGGCATTGAGGTAAATGTCACACGTCAACACGCGAGCATCGACACTATACCTTTCCCTGACGTCCTCCTCGTAGTGTACACGATAGATGCTGTCTGCATCGCTTAATGGCAATTCGTCGTAACTACTCTTAGGCGAAAACGACAGGTAGGTGCCTCCGTGAAAACTTCTCACCGACACGCCCGTCCAGTCAGTGATGTCAACATGGGCCGCTTGTGTCATGGTGCTGTCGTAGACACGCACGGGCTTGCTGTTCAATCTGCTGCCGCTTTTGTAGACCAGTATCGGGTTCGTGTTTTGCTGAATTTCGTAGATGTTGACTTGCCCGCCGTTAGTGGTTTCTGTGGTTTGCTGCAACTTAAACACGCCGTGCGGCTGTGGGTAGTCGTAGTCTGTGCCGTCGATAGAGTCCACACCCCCGCCAAATAGATCAAGACTAGGCTTGCGAAAACGCGCAGGCGCAAAGTAGCCTCCAATTTTTTGCTCACCAGTAGCGTATTCTATGCCGCTGTTGTACGTCCAGTCTGTGTACTTTTTACCAAGGTTTTCTTGCCACCATTTGCTGCGTCCGTCGTCGCCCTCTTCGTCGTAAAACTCGATGGTTTTGCTTATGTTTTCAAGGTTGTTTGTCAGCACCATCGACTTGCTGCTATCGACTTTTGCGCTCCAGTCCTTGGCCTCTAGCACGTCGCGTTCGTAAAAGTCCTTGCGTCTGTGCATGCGACACGTCTTGCGGTTGTCGTCGAAAGTCATTAACAAGTTGAAGCGTTGCATAATGCTTGACAGAAACTTGTCACATGTGTCCTCACCTAGCGTGCTAGGCACCTGCACTTTGCGGCTGTCGCCTGAGTAGGACACAACCTCTATGTAGGTGCCGTTCAACTCTAGAGTGATAGCTGTGATGCCTGAAGGCAAATACCATACAGGCACGAAGGCCCATGTGTCATTGCTGGTCGTGTGTTCAAAGGTGAAGTCAACGACAATTTGCATGCTACTGCTGACCTCGTTTTGTGGAATGTACTTGGTGTAGATTTGACCAAACTGACCGGAGCTAAATTCATAAGGGCGCACACCGATAGTAAAGGGGCCGCCAGCAGTCCCATCTAGAGTAACGTTGAATGTGAGCCGCATTGCCCACGAGCCAAATGCCAGCGGGCTGAACATGCCAAAACCATCTGACGGAAAGAAGCCATCAGGGTCGTAACCACCTCCGGCTAGGTAAGCATCGCTGAATCGAAACCACATAGTCGTGGGGTCGTCGTAGGGATTGTTACCTCCAAACTTGTTGAACGAGGCGGTGGGGATAATATTAGGGTGATTGACGCCAGCAATCAGTTCTAGCGCCTGTAGGTAAGCGCCGTAGTACGGCCTGTATTTGATGGATCCATGCGGCACCATGTAGTACAGGTCTTCAAACAAAGCGTCGGTGCCAGTAAAGGCGTCGTCGTCAGTAGGTGTAAACACGTCGTCTGCAATGTCTGTGCGCAGGGTATAGCCAAGGTGCAGCATCAGTTGCTGCAAAAGGTATTTGACCTGAAACGTCGGCGTGTAGTCAGTAGCAACTTTGCGCAGCGTAGAAGGCAGCGGACCATCCGACTGAGGCGAGGACCAGTCTGCATTGTCAAAATACATTTGGTCAGTGTCCAAGTAACGCAGCCCTGTAATTTGCGGGCAATACCAAATGATGTCGTTGCCCAACGACCCGTCAGTAATGTCGTTGCTGGTGTAGTCGCCGCCGCCTACCCACTGGTTGCTGATGGCAATGTTCTCTGCTGTGTGGTCGTGGTCAAGCGACGTTGTAATGGTGCCGTTGCTTGTAAAGACGTCAGCCCAGCGCGTTCGCTTTAATTGCTGCCAAACCCCTGCATCGTTGCTGTAGATAACGCAATCGTACTTGCGTGCCTGTAAGTCGGCGCTGCGCACACTAAGGCCACCTGCTAGCACGAGGTTGTCGCCGTCGTACACCTCGCAATCTATACGCCCTCGTGTCTCTACTGAGTTGTCAACAATTTCGAGAAACTTTAGCACGCGGTTGTTGACGTCTGTGAATGGCAACTTGAACGCAAGGCTGTGCGGGCGTACAGGTTTTGCCAGTTCTTTGATGTCTGCTTCGCTATAGTTCAACTGCAGGCTGACGCCTGTGGTGTCTAGATAGGCTGACTCCGATGGGACGTATAGTTTCAACATTAGATTGTGGGGCGCAGCGGGTTGGCGTATTCAAACTCAATCGTGTAGTCGACCAATTTCTCGACCTCCCTAAACATGCTCTTGACGTTGCTGTTTAGGATGTTCACAGGGTAATAGTTGTTGTCTGAGTTTTGCCTCGGCTTGTCAAATCGTGACGCATAAACGCGCTTGCTACGCAACAGACCATGCACCAAATCATTGTGGGTGTCGTCTAAATACCCTGTGTGTGTGGTGTGTACTTGCTTCTCATTTGTCACTTCACTCTTCGTTCTCGACAACTGCGGCTGGTTTAGCTGCAGGTCTGTAGAATCTGACAGGCCGTTTGCCGTGGCCCAGTTGCCTGTCGTCGAGATGTGCGTTTGACGAGTGTATTGAGTGCTGCGTGCAGTGTGTCCCTCGCAGTGCAGTGTGTCCCAGCCTCCAAGGTTATTCAAAAACAAGAACTTCATGCCTTGATGCGCACACTTGCGACGCCTAATTACTAGTGCGTTGCTAAGTTGTGCTGAGTTGGCGACGGCCTCAAACGTTACAATGATGACGTCCCACGGGCTGCTGCTAGTAAAGCCGCTTGCCCACGTAGCCGCCACCAAGTCTGCTGGTCCGACGTGTACATTTCGCACCACTTCACCCGCTGTATTTTCTCCGTGGAACGTTGTGTTGCTTACTTGCTGATTGCTAATAGTCAGCGTGTGTGTTCCAAATGAAGTGCTGGCATTGCCGAATCGCATGCGAATGCGCATTGCGTCAGTGTCAAATCCTGACGCCGCGTTGTTAGCATCGGTCGATAAATAGCTGATGCTAAACCTTTCGTCTCTGTGCAAATCCACGTACACTGGACTAAAGTACGTTTGTGCCGCAAGCGACACTGATGTCTGCGTGCTTGTGCGCAGTGACATGAACCTTTTGCCTTGATCCTGTGCAAACACGAAGTCGTGTATGGGCCTGTCTTTCCATGCTGTAAACTGGTCAAGGTGCCTACCTGCTATGCCCCGCACATACCTATCTGTAGGTGTAGCATTGAGCAATGTGCCGTCAGCACTTGTCCTGTACTCGTACGCTGCTCTAATTCTGAAGTACCCTGCAGTCCTTGCGTTCGTTGCTGCCTGACCTGCAGGCGGCTGTTTGTTGTCGTTGTAAATGTCTATTGCGTTGCGCAACACAGGCCCCATATCAAATACCCCGCACGACGCTTGGTTAGGAAACCTCTTCAAGTCTGCTAATTGTACCCATGCACCGCTAACGCGCTGCTCAATTACTAGAGTGTACCTGACGTCAAACAGGCTGGCAATAGATGACTCGTATGTGACCACAGGGCATGGGTCGTACACTGTCATTACTGCGTCATTGCTGTCTAGCCCTTGTCTAATTGAGAATGCCATGTCAAAGTTTAATTGTAATTAGGCGTTGCTGCTGCTTGTCTATCCACGTTCCAACCGCGATGCTTACGTCTTTTGCGTAGGCTCGTTCAAGTCTGCGCTTGTATTGTGCGAACAACTCGTTTAGGGTTGGACGCAGAAACGGCGTAGGGGCAATCCCCTTTAGGTACACGTTGCGACTGATGCGGCGGGCCATGCTGTTGTAGGACATGAACCTGCCTGTTTGTAGGTCTCGCCACTGACCAATGGGCTTGTCTGTAATCCACTGCCTAATCGCTGCTTTTAACCCGCCCTTTGGCCCTGACCCTGACCCAAACTTAAACGGGCTGTCAGGTGCCTTGCGTTCATCTATCGCCCCGCGCACACCCTTCTCGACAAATGCCCAGTAGGGAGCGCGTAACATAGGCCACACAATAGTGGCGCCGTTCTCAGTCGTGCGTACCTCGTGTTCAATGGCATCGCTCAAGTTGCCCGTGCTGTTCTTGCCTTGCTCTTCTAGAATCAATTTAGCACGACGCGACACCTCTGCACCATACGTGTTCATCTCTGACTCGACTTGTGTTAGTGGCACCTTTAGGCCGTCCTGACCAAATGTTAGGTTGAGAAACAGACCCATTAGTACAGCGCGTCACATAGTGAAACAGCCTTGGGAACGCGAATCGTAAACGCTGTTGACCATCCAGTCAGCAGGTTGTTGAAGCGGCTTGTGTAGGGTGTGCATGAAACAGGTAGGTCAAATGCCCAGTCGCTGTCGCTATGCGCCTTGTAGTGACCGCTGATGCTTAGTTCAAATTGCGCGACCACGTCTTGCAACAGGTGCAGCGTTTCGTTGTAAACGTCAATTAGGTCTGCTTGCTGCTCTTCAATTACAAGGTCGCCTACAATTACGTCGTACGAGAACTCAAGCGTTTGCGCGTCGATCCGTGCGCTGGTGCATGCGGCATAGAGTAATGGGTATTTATGCACACCCATTTTGTCGATGTCCAGTTCTTGCGTTGTGATTGTATGGAACGACTGCAGCACGTTGTGGTTGTCTACAATGTCGTTGAACACCTTGTCAATGTCCTTTAGGGTCTGCATTCAGTTTAATGTTTTCCTGTAGTGATAGGTCAATTTCATAGGCGAGGTAGGTGAACGCCTCCTCTAATAATATACCAGTCACTTTGGGTATACGCAGCACGTCCCCATCAGCTAGTTTGTGGATTACTCTATACCAGCCCCATTTAGCCCTGAATGCGTCGGGCCTGTCAGACCCTTCGGTCGACGTGAAGAGGACTGCAAATCTTTCGCAAACGCCTTGCCGATGTTGTAAAAAAAAACCACTGCCGACACCGCTACGCTCATGGGTACTTGCTTCATGCTTTCTTGCACCAAGGGGTTGGGGTTGTATGGGGCAATTTCGTACTGATGCAGAGCCTGCATTGTAATGGGTCGATACATTAGAGCAACAGCCTTGTGTAAGTTCATAACCATGTCACCGCCCACGCAGTACGACTCAAGGTCCACGTACTCACCTAAAGTCAACTGCGTCCAATTAGGAATGAACCCCACCTCGACACCTGCGATTTCCATTTGTTGGACTAACCCTGTCTCGTCGGCAGGCTCACTATCTATAAACTGCAGCAGCGTCATTATTCGCATCATGTCTTTTGCCGTCAGTCGCTGCACGTCTGCCTCGTCTATGCCGCACAACACAATTAACGCCTGCTCTACCTTGTGTGTGTTGTCTGCGCTGTCACCTACGCGGCGCGTGTATTCCTGAAACTGACCAATAGTAATGTCGTCCCACGACGTTGGGATGTTTAGTGTCTTGTTCATGCGATGTAGTATTGCCCTTTGCGGCTAGTCAGTAGGTTCAAACAGACGTAGCGCACCGCATCCGCGCAGTGATTGTGCATGTCCTGTGGCGTTCCCAGCAACCTAGATTCTTTGTCTTCTTTCCATCTGTAGTTGCGAAACTCTTTTTGCATGTCAAGGCTGTCGGCATGCACGTACAACTTGCGGCGGCGCATTAGGTCAATACCACTACGCACGCTGTCAGGACCCTTCTTTGCTGGCTTAACGTTAAAGCCCTCCCTGTACAACTCTTCAATGCTCTTTGGCTCGGCTGAGTCTGCAATGATTGTGTCGTGCCTACCTATGCCTAGCGCCCGCATCTCGTGTGCGATGTCTTGGTTAGTCAGGCCCGTTGTGTATAGTTTCTGTTCCATGTACAGGTCGCCTTGCTTGTCGCCCAAAAGATACACAGCAACCAGCGCCGTGGGATCCGTTGCGTAGCCAAAGTCTAGGCCATAGGCAAGCAACTTGGCACCAGCAGGCAGGTCCTTGTACGTCTCTGTCACAAAGATGGTCGCACGACTGACGCCACGTAAACCAAGACCGAAGATGCGCCAGTAGTTTTCGTCTGTGTTTTTAAGGTGTTCAATCTCTGCAATGGTCTCAGCGTTTAGGTACGGGTTGTCCTTGTACGTGGACCTGTAAAATGCGCAGTCGTCACGCGGGATTAACTCGTCGTAGATGTAGCTGGTCTCCATCGACGGGTTGTAGTCTAGCACAATCTTGTGCGTCGTACGCATGGCTACTTGATAGAACGAGTCTCTGTCGATTTCGTTGCACTCGTTTAGATAGGCCACTGCGCGGCGCCTGCCGCGAATGCGGTCGCCGGACTCAATAGCCACAAACTCAAACAGGTTGCCAAACAGGTTGTAGGTCTGCTCTGTTTTGTTGTGGTGAGATTCATTATACCACCCTTGAGTCATTAGTATCTCAATGAAGTCACGCAGCACCGAACCGCGCAGGGATGGGAAGGTCTTACGAATAATGCTTATGACATAGCCTTGACCCTCGTTTGCTGCCGCCCACTCTATTAAGACCTGCATGATAGAATAGGTCTTGCCACTACGCGAGGAGCCTTGGTGGATGCTTATGCGCTTCTTACACCCCTTTAGGTCGTAGTATGTTTTGGGTTGCTTCATGCCCTACAGGGAGGCAGTTTGTCTACATGCCTAGGTAGCCAACAGAGGGAGGGCGTTTACTTGCTTGCCTTGTCGGTTATCATTCGATACGCTGCGCAGAACACAAGGACTAGCGCAGTCAGGTTAATTGCGTTTGGGTGCCAGTGTTCACCGCACAGCCCAAGGGCATGGTATAGTGCCTCATTCATCTTTGCCTAGTGCTGTCTCTTTTTGATCCGTTCGTTCGAGGACCTCGTCAAACCACGTTGGCTCGCTAGGTACAATGTCCGTGGTCACACTTAGTTCTGCCTGCTTGGGCATGAAGTAGGGCATAAGGCCACCCAGTGCCTTCAGGTACTTCTCGCTTGACTCGTTACGCAAGGCGTCCAATGCGTCCTCAATGTGCTTGACCTCGCCGTTCATGATAGACACGAACAGGCTGCGTGCCTCACGGCTGACCTTGTCCTGTGCGCCCTTGGGTCTACCCTTGGGGTTGCCGCTTTGTCCTTTCTTAAATGGCATTACGCAAACCAGTCTCCCATGATAACTTCTCGGCTGTTACCCACATACCCTGCTTTGTCTAGCATTGCGTTGTACTCGCTCAAATAGTCGTCTGTGATTTCCCATGCCATATCGCTTGCCGCCTCCCATTGTGGGCTATCCTGTAGCCGTGACCAACTCGTTCGGTCGTACATGTTTTGCAGCGTATTGATTTTGCGCATAAACGCTAATATCAATTTACGCGCGTTGCGGTCAGTGACACCTGCTGCGTCTAGGGCGTCCTCCCATTCTCGTTTGTATGTACTCCAACTCATTGTTTTACGTTGTTGTTTACAACACGTCCAAGATACTCATTTGCTTGCTGAGTACAACCCTACGGGGC